GCTGGACGCGCTGTACGTGCCGACGGACGACGCCTATCTGGCGCTGCGATCCGCCATGCGCGACGGCGATCTGATCCTGGTCGCCGTCGAAAACGACGGCGTCACGGAAGAGACGGCGACGGCGCTGATCACCGACATGAGCAAGAGCTTTCCCGACCAGGGCGAGGGGACGATCAGCATCGACCTGACCATCGACGGCGAATGGACCGAGGTGGGCAGCTAATGGCGGGAGCACGCGGGGAAGCGACGATCCAGTTGGCCGACCGTGAGGTGACGGTGCTGTTCACCAACCGGGCGCTGGCCGAGGTGGAACAGAAGCTGGGCCGATCGATCCTGGCCACGGCCCAGGGATTGGCGGAAGGCAGCACGGGCATCGGCGAACTTGTGATCCTGCTGCGGGCCGGGATGGAAGCGGCCCGACGGGACGCGCGAGAGCCGGGGCCGGCGGTAGCCCTGAACACGGCCTACGACGTGATGGATGAGGCCGGGTTCGGGCCAGTGGCGGTGGCGGTGATGGAGGCTGTGAGCGCGGTGCTGGCCTGGGGAACCTCGTCGGAGGACACGGACCCAAACGCATAGACGACCAGGAGTTGCCGTCCCTCGTCGAGCAGCTCCTGGTCCAGGCGTTGCACGCGGGGATAGGGATCCTGGTGTTTTGGGAGATGACGCCCCGCGAGACGACGCAGGAGATCAAGGCGGCCAACTGGCGGCTGGAGCAAGGCCAGCGCGCGCGGGCGTGGCTGGCGTGGCATACGGCGGCGCTATCGCGCGCTAAGAAGATGCCGCCCCTGGCGCGGTTGGTGAATCCACCCGAGGCCAAGACGCTGCGGCCCGACGAGTTGGAGGCGCGGAGACGGGAGTTTGCAGAGATGAGAAGCAAGTGGAAAAACCGAGGTAGGCCATGAGCGACACGGTGTTGGGTCGGGCCAAGATCCCGATCGAGGGCGACCTTTCCAAACTGGATAAGGACCTGAGTTCAGCGCGCTCGAAGGTGAGCAGCGCCGTCGATGGGATCGTGGCCAACGTGCAGAAGGTGGGCAGCGCGGCGCTGGCCGGGGTGGGCATTGTGAGCGGGGTGGCGGCGGGGGCTGCTACGGCGCTGAGTAAGCTGGCGATCGACGCGGCGCCGGTGCAGGGGTTGCAGGATGCGTTCGCGGGCCTGGCCGAGAGCAGCGGCAAGAGCATGGACGAGATGCTATCGGCGCTGCAACGGGGCAGCTCGGGGATGATCTCGCAGCGAGACCTGATGCAGACGTACAACAAGGCCGGGCAGTTGGTGAGCGTCACGTTTGCGAACCAGCTCCCCGACGCCATGGACGCTCTGTCGAAGGTGAGCGCCTCCACGGGGGAGGACATGGGGTTCATGCTGGATTCGCTGGTCACGGGCGTCGGGCGGTTGAGCCCGATGATCCTGGATAACCTGGGCATCCTGGTGAGCCTGGAGGAAGCGACGCAGCGAGCGGCGGCCTCGTTCGGGGTGGAAGCGTCGGAACTGGACAAGGCACAGGTCCAGGCGGGCATGATGGAGGTCGTGCTGGAAAAGCTAGCGGCCAACACGGCGGCCATGCCGGACGTGAGCGACTCGGCGGCGGCGGGCCTGGCGCGGATGAAGGCCACGGCGCAGGACACGAAGGACGCGCTGGGGTTGGCGTTGCAGCCGGCGCTGAGCGGGGTGATGGAGGGCGTGAGCGACCTGGCCGAGAAGTTTTTGCCAGTGCTGATCGATTTTTTCGAGCAGCGGGTGGCGCCGGTGGTGGCCCAGGTGGCTGAGTTTTTCCAGATCTTTGCCACGAATATTGCCGAGGGGGCCTCGCCGGTGGAGGCGCTGAAAGACGCGCTGGTGGACATGGGGCTGGAGGATGTGGCGGCCAAGATCGAGGATGTGGTGGACAAGGTCATCGAGTTTCGGGATAGCGTTCAGCTTCTCTGGGACAAGGTGAACGATTTCCTGAAGCCGATCTCTGACTTTATCAGCGAGAACGTCATCCTCCAGGATGTCCTGTTCGCGCTGGCAGCCATCATCCTGGCCACAGTCGTTCCGGCGGTGGTGTCGTGGGTGATCAGCATGGGGCCGATCCTGCTGGTGGTCATGGCGGTGATTGCGATCGTCGCATTGCTGCGCAAGTTGTGTGAAGACGACTTTGCCCTTCTGAAACAAGCGTGGGCGGCGGTGGGGCAGGCGTTCGAGGACGTGGGGATCTGGATCGGGGACACGGTGGACGGCATCAAGACGTGGTTGTCGAACGCCTGGGCGTCGATCAAGAAGACCGCAGCGGATACGTGGACGTCGATCAAGACGACGGCGACGGAACTATGGGAGGCGATCAAGGCCACCATCGAAACCAAGGTCAACGATACCAAGCGCGCGATCGAGGACAAATGGAACGCGATCAAGACCTGGCTGGCGGATACCATGGCGTCGATCAAGACGACGGCGACGGAACTATGGGAGGCGATCAAGGCCACCATCGAAACCAAGGTCAACAACACCAAACAGGCGATCGAGAACAAATGGAACGCGATCAAGACCTGGCTGGCGGATACGTGGACGTCGATCAAGACGACGGCGACGGAACTATGGGAGGCGATCAAGGCCACCATCGAAACCAAGGTCAACAACACCAAACAGGCGATCGAGGACAAATGGAACGCGATCAAGACCTGGCTGGCGGATACCATGGCGGCCATCCGCGACAACATGAGCAATGCCTGGGAGGATGCGAAGGATTCGGTGATCGGCAATGTCGAGGAGATGATCGGCCGGGTCCGACAACTATGGTCGGACATGGAAGCGGCAGGACGGCATTTGGTCGATGGGTTGAAGGCGGGGATCAGCAATGCCTGGGATTCGTTCCTGGGCTGGCTAAAGGGCCTGTTGAATGATGTCCTGGGCTCGATCCTGAGCTTTTTTGGCATCGGATCCCCGAGCCGGGTGTTTGCCGAAATTGGCGAGAACCTGATGCTGGGCCTGGCCGAGGGCATCGGCGGCGGGGTGACGGTGCCGATCACGGCGATGGTGCAGGCGGGCCAGGACCTGACCCACCTGGCCGGCCGCCCCGGGGATGGGCGCGGGGGACTGAACCCGGCGGCGGGGGGCGTGACGATCTATGGGGGTCTGGCGCTGTATGGGGTGCAGGATGCCCAGGGGCTGTTGGGCGAGTTGCGAGCGTTAGCGACATAGGGGTGGTGGTAGCATGATCTTGACCTCTTACAACGACATCCAATTTCTGGACTATGACGGGACCGGATACGAGTGCTGGATCGGAGATGGATCGGGGCACGCGCTGCCGAGCGTCCAGGCGTCCCTGGTGGCCCAAGGCCAGGCATGGCCGGTGATGTCGGGCATCTCGAGGCCGGGCAAGCGGTTCACGATGTTTATCTATATCATCGGGGATGATGTAGCAGAGCTGGAGGCGGCGCTGCTGGCGCTGTTCGATCCCGACGATGAGACGCCGAAGGCGTTGGTGGCGACGGACGACGATGGGGGCCGGGAGCGGTATGTGATGTGTCTGTGCGAGTCGTTGCAGCCGGCCTCGGACGGAGGGGGATTCAGCCAACGGCTGTTCGTGGCCACGATGGTGGTGGACGGGGACGTGAAATGGCGAGCGGTGACCGAGGACTCGTCCACCTGGAGCATCACAGCAAGCGGGGATACCAAGGTGGTGGCCAATGGCGGGGATGCCGATGCGTTTCCAACGCTCACGATCGAGCCGACGAGCGTCAAAACGGGGGCGTATGCGTACCGGCGCTGGGCGCCGGTGCGGAACCGGATTAGCACGGCGCTGGTAAGCTATCCGTACGAGCTGACAGATGGAGGGTTGGATACGGCGGCGCTGGTGGCGGCGGGCAAAGCGCAGGCGGACGGGGACGACTTTCGGGTCATGGTGGACGGGAGCGAGGTGGCACGATGGTTCGGGCCGGGGACGTCTGCGTTCAACCAGGCGACGACCAAGGTGTGGGTGGGGCTGAACCTGGCAGCGGCGCAGGAATTTACGCTGAAAACGGCGATCGCGGCGGCGGGGGACGTGGACACGATCGAGGTCAACGAGGCCATCTCGGGGATGCCCTCTTCCGGCATCGTGCTGATCGACAACGAAGCGTTCACCTACACATCCAAGGACAACACGGACAAGACGTTCAACAACGTGACACGGGCGGCCAAGACGACGAGCATGGCGGCGCACACGGCGGGGACCGACGTGTTCTGGATCGAGCACGACATCTGGATGCTGTACGGCAACGCA